TTTTTTTTTTTTTTTTTTTTTTTTTTTTTTTTTTATTTTAATAATCAACAACATTGTTGAGAAGCCATTTTACTTCCAAAATCATAATCATAAAAGTTACCCATAAATTGATTCTTAAAAACATACTTCCCTCCATTTCTTGCCTTCAATGATTCCTTTGATGGAAATCCTGGAACCATATCATCAGGAGAACGTCCCAAACGCTGTTGTATCTTATTACTAAAATATTTATCAGTCAACATACGTAAAAATACTTTTTGTTCAAACTCAGACTCTGTTGCAGTATGAACACGAAATCGAACATATGAATAAACATCATTGCACAAATCATATGCAACATCATTATTTCCCATTGTATCCATTGCTATTCCAACTGCTGATGATGCAACATCTATCAAATCAGCTCTATTAGAACTCATAAATAATTTATGAATTACAGAACTAGCATCTCTGGTACAAACATATTGACCAATTTCTTGATTAAAATAAAATTGACGTTGTAAAAATTTTACTCCTTTACGTAAAACTTCACCAGAGTAACGCGTATCGGGAACACACATCCATGCTCCCTTACCCCAGTATTCCCTAACATCCCTAACCATTATGTTAAAATGTTTCTTTAAAAACTGCCCAAATCTAGTCTCATTTATCATCAAAGCAATTCTATGGTATCGAACTATTATATTGTGATCATCACCATAAGTTGGAAACATTATATAACCACGCATCCAATTTTCCTTTATTTCCTCTGCATATTGTGGAAACTCACGGCACACATCTGCCATAAACATGCAAAATAACAATAACATTATCCATGAATCACCATGTGATGTATCCCAATCTCCACTTGGCATTTTTCCAATAAACCAGCACCAATCATTATCAGCAACTGGTACAATCTTACATGCAAGAGTACTAATTAAATAATGGTGTAAACGCTTCCATAAAGAGACATCACGTTTATCCATCTTCGCAAAATCCATGTAACAGGCCGACATTCCTTTATAGATTTCAAGCATGAACTTATAAATTGATACATCTAACCCAGAAATATCACCCTCACCTACATATTCCGCTTCTGGGAATCCATGGGTTCTTATAAACCAATCTGCACCACCTTTTTCCC